GGGGGGATCGCTCGCCGCTGCCACGCGAGGCCGCGATCGGTCAGCTTGCCGGTCACGCGGTCGTGGAAGCTGTTGTGCGCTGCCTGACTCACAGCGATCAGATTCCAGCTGCACCATTGCCAGCCGGGGAAATCTTCCACCGGGTAGACGTGGTGGGCAATGGTGGCCAGCTCGTTCCTGCCGAACCTTGCGGCCTCTCGGCATCGGTACTTGTCACGCCGGAGCACCGCGTCGCGCAGGTGCAGCCAGCGTTTGCTTTTGTAATCCATGGATAAACAAAAAGCGCCATGACCTCACGACGGAGATCATGGCGCTCATGCCATCCGGCTATCACCTCGGGTGCAAAACAAAAGCGCCAAACGATTCTCCGTTTTCACGGTCAAATCATTTGGCGCTGGCACTAACTCGATGGTTTTGGCTCTGGCTCATATTCACGATCGACTCTCGCTTGCACAGTTTGCAGTACAGCGGGAAGTCTGTCAGCACGGTCGTCGGCCGCACACGCTGCTGCGTCGGCCGCCCGCACAACGGGCAAATCAACTTCCCGTCTGCTGACACTAACAGTATATCACGCCGTTTCTCAGATTGCAAGTCCTTTTGTCGCTCCTTCCCAGTATTTATATATTGTTTCAAGTCAAAATATAGATATTAAGTTTGCAAAGCCGGGATTTCGAAATCGTAGGTCACAAAGGTTCCGTAACAGTTTTCGATACGTTCCGGGAACTTTCCACCCTCGAAGGCCGAAGCGCCTGGCGGCGGCGAGTAGTGCTCGCCCGGCGCAAGCTCAATGTCATGCCGCTCCGGCTGTACCAGCCCGATACTTGGTGTCCACATCCGAGCGCCGACCCGGAGTTTGCCGGTTTTGCGCGGCTCCTTGGTCATGTACTGCGCGACGGCGCGATAGCCGCCGAACTCCTCAATGGTCTGCACATCGACAAAGCCCTTGCCCCACAGCTCGCGGAATAATGCGATGTCGTTGCCCGGCGCGCGTTTGGCCACGAAATGGTGATGGATGCGATGATCTCCGTGCAGGCCCTCCATGACGTACACATAATCAAACGGGAGATCCTCCGCCCGGCGTGCCTGCCGCAGCCTGCGGAAGTAGGCCGGCTGATTCTTCCGGGCCGTCTCATAGTTCGGTGGAAGGAAGTCCTCGTCATAGGTCAGCGTCACGAACCAATCATCCAGTGCAAAGTTTGCATAAAGCAGAAATTCCAACCGCATGCAGGCGGTCTTGATGTTCACGGCCTCCCGTACAAGGCTCGTCTCAAATTGCCGCGACGCCCGCGTCCGCTTTTGCTGCGGAGCCGCAGCCAGCTCAATGGCTCGGAACCGCGTCCCGGCCTGAAGCTCTATCACTCGACTCATGTTAACATCCCTTTCTTTGTGTGCCAGCCCGGAGATCCGGGCTGGCTATATCATCCGGCTGATCCTCCCCGCCACGGCAATGGCATCCCGTGCGGGCAAAAGTCCAAATCATTTATGGTTCGTCCGGATTGATACCAAAAACTTGCAAGGTCATAAATTTGCAGGCATCTATGGGCACGATTGTGCCGCTGCGGAGCGCCTGCGAACACAGCAGCTGTGGCAGGGCAAAAAAGAACTTGCCCCGGTTGGTAAGGCCGAACGATGCGCGCATGACTCGATTGACTTCGTTCCGGGTGGCTCCGCAGGCCATCAGCAATTTACGACAGCGTTTGCGCGTCATCTGCATAAGCCTCCGTTTCTTCCGATTGCAGCGCGTCCAGCACCGCTTTCGAGCGGCGATACAGGCTCCGCGCCTTGAGCCAGACAACAATGCCCAGCGCGATCCACTCGATCAGCGCCAGCAGATTCAAAATATCAAGGATCATCTTCAATTTCACCTTCCATCCCTCGTTCCCCCTCACAACTCGGTGCAATCAGCCGCTCCCGGTTCTCGCAAATCAGCTTCTCCGCTTCCCGCTTCGCCTGCCGCATCCGCTCCCCATAGGAGCAGAAATCCCGTTTGTTGGTATCAATATCGTGCTCAAAGCAGTGCCCGTTCGGGCTATCGGTAAGACCGACGTTTCGCTTCCACTTCTGGCAGTCCTTGCAGCGCACCACCGGCGCAACGTCGGCGGCGGGCAATCGCTCAATATAATCCGACTGTACGGCTTCGATCTCTGCCCAGCCGCATTGAAACAGTTCGACGCCCTTTAGCGCATCGCTGCGCCGGATATATTCGTCAGCCATCACTTTTCTCCTTTCCCGCGCCAGCAGAAGCACGAACCGCCCATTGTAAGCTCCTTCGGTGCTGTACAGCTGCCATTGCGGTTGTATGTGCAAATCTCGCAGGCGTCCAGCTTCGCCATGTCTCGCATGGCCCACAGGAGCGTCGCCCCGAGTTTTTGATTCTGCTCTTTCAAAAAGCAAACCGTCTCAACCAGCTTTTGGTGGGTCATTTTTTCATACGAAGACTTGTCCACGACTTTTTCTCCTTTCCTGCCGCTGCCAGGCGTTTTCCTTGTCGGCGCACGCCTGACATCTGGTTTTCCCTTCACGCGCCGGAGACTGTCCGCAGCGAGTACAAAGGCCGATCTCTCGGAAAAACGCATAGGATTCGCGTTTGTACTCTCGGATATACCGGCGCATATACTCTTTACTGGACATTTACCCTCCTGTTCCAAGCCTCTGCGGCTTGTTCTTCCGTGTCGTAGATATACACGCCACCGACTATGCCGCCGTCTACCTCGTATCTCGCAATCGGGCACTGCGGGTTTTCTTCGTGAGTATGCCTGATCATAAAACCCACCCCGCTATAAGGTCTCAACGCATAATCTTCATCGTGAAGATTTCCTTCATCGTCGCACAGGACGATCTTGGCCTCTCCGCCGCAGAACGGGCACGTCTTTAACTTATACATCCTTCTTTCCCTCCAATCCCCATTCCTTCAAAACCATATCCTTGCGCACCATGCAGGCAGCATTTGCCGGAAACACAAACGTCTCATCCGTAGAGCATCGTGCATAGTGCTCGCAGTGGAAGCATTCTCCCAGCACCAGCGCAGCCTGAACACCAAGTCCCTCGGCCTGCTTTTCCGGCGGCAAATCCTCCATAAATGCAGTACAATACGTGTCAGCCATCTTTTCCCGCCACCTCCTCAAAGTAGAATTTGATCGGCTTTTCGTTTTCAATGACATTCCCGTAAACCACGCCGACCTTGTAGATGTAGTTCTCGCGGAGCTTGCGCGGAATCTCCGCAATATAGCGCCGGAAGGTTTCCAGCGAGTTTGCCCGCTTGTAGTGGTTGCACATCCGGCAGGCAGGCATCAGGTTTGAAAAATCGTCCGTTGCAACAGCGTAAATGCCACCCGCCCGCATCGGCAGAAAGTGATCGACTTGCATATCCTTGATGTCGATAGTCCGTCCGCAGTAGGCACAGTGGCCGTCATACTTCGCATGGACCGCTTCCCGTTTTTTCTTACTGAAGCTCATCCCTTTCCCTCCATTTCCGCCAGCGCCTTTTCAGCTTCTTCGCGGGTTAAAAATACGGTTTTGCCAAATCCTTTTAGCGCTACGCCATACTTCCGCCCTCTGGCGCCTATTGGCTCAAGACCAACAAATCCGATCTCATTACCGAGGCCGATCTGCTTGATCTCGCACTCGCTTATATGCTTATCCGTGTCCAGCAGGGCAAACACTCGATGGCCAACCTTGCACGGCAGGACGATCACGTGCCCCTCTTGATCTGCCACGGCCAGCTCCCGCAGGCGCATCAGCGTCATGCCGTCGCCCAGTCTCAAAATTGCGTGCAGATTTGCCGCATCCTCCGTGGATAGCTTGCTGTCCTCATACTGTTTCAGCCTCTCCCAGACCTGCTTTTGGCTGCAACCATCCTTGTATGGGCACGTTGGATACCCACACCGCGCAATCTCGCAGAAGTTTCCCTCAAATGTCAGTCGTTCCATCATCAGCCACCCTTTCAAACCGGATCTTCATTTGTGCTGGGCAAAGGTCAACCTCTGGGCGGCGCTTGCCTGTCCAGCGAAGCCCGCCAGCCTTACCAACACACTTCCATCCAGCAGCCTTTAGGCTTGTACCCGGCTCCGTTTCCAGTATGTAGGTGATGAGTTTTTTGTACCCCATTGCACGGGTCGCCCTCCATGCGGCAGCGTATAGCATGGAGCATGCGTTTCGCGTACCGTCCGTACAGCAACGGTTTACCTCCAGCGTCCATCCATCATCAAGATAGCGCGCCACCGGGCGGCCCACGATTGCAACGCCCACGATTTTCTCGCCGTCTGTGCAGCCGACGGAAAACTTGTGCCCTACCACAGGTCTATGATGCCTATGATGCTCGGCAACAAATTCATTCGCCTCGGCAAGGGAGACAGGGCATATATCAAGCATTTCGCTCCCCCCCTCCTCACAGTGTCGATGTCGTAGGTACCGGATGCGGCTCAAATAGCCGCCGTGTCAGCCGCTCGTTTTCCTCCCGCAGCGCTTCAATCTCCTTCTGGTCGCGCTCGATCTGGTCGGCGGCCGCATACACCATTTGTATGCACTCGCCAATGTCACACTGGCACGTTATACATTCGTGCTTTCCGCAAAACCGCAGCGCCTTGACCAGTTCTTCCTGTTTCAAATTCATATCAAATCCTCCCGAAATTCTTCTAATACTTCCTGCCCCGGAAGCACATTGTTTTCCATCCATGTGTGGAACACATCGATGCCCGTCTGCCAGTTCCCGCCTTTTCCAGCGATCCGGCGGTTCTCCAGCATCCGATCGAACGCCCGGATATACGCCTGTTTATGCTTCGGCCATCTGGTGAAATCCTCCAGGCGTTTTCGTTTTGACGCCAGTGGACAGCCGATACACCCCACGCGGGATAGCCCGCAGCCATAAAGCGGATTCATGCAGATCTTTTCTTCCTCCACGTAATCCCATACGTCTTTGTCCTCCCATCCGATGATTGGATTCACGATGCGCTTTCCTTTCATCTTGCAGTTTTCAAACTGCATCCGTCCCTCATCGTTGTCCTCCATCAGCATGAGTTTCTGCTTCGCGTTGTGTGCCTGCACTTCGATCAGCCCCCGCCCGTTCCTGCGCTTCGGGCTTTCCGCCCAGCGGACACCGGTTGCAATAAAGCGCCCCTTTCCACTGACTTCTTTCAATTTCTCGCAGCAGTACCGCATGAGCCTCGTCGGAGGCATCATTTTTTTCGGTATTAAATTCCACATGGTAACGCGCTTCCCGTCCGACTGGACGTGCGCGTCGATAACGCACTTTACGCCCTTTTCCTCCATTCGTCGGAATGTGTCCCGCACATGATAGACCGTTTCCGGCGCATCTGCCGTGGTTAGGGAGTGTAGGACTTCAAATGGAATACCGCTGTTTTCCGCCAGCCGGAGCAGCACATCACTATCCTTTCCACCCGAGTATGTAATCACAAGCGGCTGCTTGTAGAGCTTCAAGCTCTGCGCCGATGCAAAACGCAGCGCCTCAAACGCGCTCTGTTCCAAATCCATTGCTTCCTCCCAGTTCTTCCGCCAATGCCTTGAAAATCGGATATGCCTGCTGCGGCACTACCGCGTTTCCGAGGCATTTAAGTCTGTCCACCCGATGGGGAATCCCATGAGCCACTCCATAAGGGCGGGGTTCGACTTCCCACCGCTTCCACAGGTCAGGTTTTTCCGCTCCTCCTCCGTGACGACCCCCGCGTCTCTCAGTGCCACCATCTGCCGGAAGTTGTGTGTTCCGCCGCACAGCGGCGCGCCCGTCGTTGGCCGCGGCCACGATAAAGATTCTCTCTCCCTTGTGCAGTCCGCCGACATCCCAAGCCGCAGAACTGTAAGCCCTTGCTTCGTAGCCGACGCCTTGCAGTTCGGAAAGGATTCCCGCAAGCGCAATTCGAACAAGTCCAGAAACGTTTTCACCGACAACGCAACGTGGGCGCAGCTCGGTGATAACTCGGAGCATCTCCGGCCAGAGGTATCGATCATCCCCTTTGCCCTTTTGCTTTCCAGCCACGGAGAAGGGCTGGCATGGGAATCCGCCGGAAATAACGTCAACTGTTCGTAGGCCTGTCCGCTCATAAAAACTCTCCTTCGTCAAAGTCCGGATGTCACGCCAGCGTGGCACATCCGGCCAGTGCTTTTCCAGCACTTTTGTTGGGTAATCTGCAAATTCGCATTGCCCAACGGTTGTAAATCCTGCCCATTCCGCAGCAAGATCAAGTCCGCCGATACCCGAAAACAAACTCAGATGCGTCATTTCAGCAGCCCCATTCTTTTCAATCTCGCTACACTCCGTGACCGCTTTTCCGCGTCCGCAGTGTAAGCGTTCCGGGCTCTTTCAGCCTCATTCGCCCGATATTCCGCCTGTTTTGCTTCCTCATAGGCCAGATAAGGCGCACACTTTGTGTGGCATCCCACTACCCGCCTCGGGCAGTCCCTCTCACACGGCGGCTTCACCATAGCGCCACCTGTGCCGTATACGCTGCGAAGCGTTCTTCCTGTGCCTCGAAATAATGACTGTCAATCTCGCATCCCACAAAATCCAAACCGGCGTCATACGCCGCGATCCGGCTGCTTCCGCTGCCAAGATGGGTGTCGAGGATTTTGTCTCCCGGTTTTGCGTAGCGGCTGAAGATCCATTCGTAAAGCGCGACTGGCTTTTGCGTGGGATGGATACGCTTTTCGTTCTTGCGTTTGTCTCCCTGCATGACCGCACCTTCTACGATACTTTTTCCCTGACACATCCCATTCCACATAAAGCGAAATAGACGAACGCTGTCATGGCAGTTTGTGGCGGCAATCTCACAATCGCTGAATGAACTGGAAGCATTGCATTTGTCCCACACGATCCGCCCGGCGGGGAAGTGATAGTAGAAGTAGTTGCAGCCCCATACGATGTACTTCTTCGCCACTCTGTCCAGCTCTTTGAAATATGGGGCCTGCGGCACATCCCACTTTGGGGAGATTGGATAATCACGATGAACGCCGATGGAGCTTACTTTGTTCCCGTAGTAGCCGCGCCGTTCGGGGCCGGAAAAATACGGAGGATCGACCACAGCCAGATCAAATGCCTTGTCTGGCAGACTGCGCATATATTCAAAGCAATCCACGTTGTAGACGACGTTCATTCTCGCAATTCCTCCTCGTATTCCAGATACGGTGCACACTTCGCGTGACATTCCGCTGCCCGCCTCGGGCAGTCCCTCTCACACGGCGGCTTCATGGCAATTCCTCCACATATCCCAAGCTTTGAAATGGCCGCGTGATCGCCACAGGCTCCATGCCGAACTTCGTCTTGCGCAGCCCTGTGAACTCTCCCAGCTCCTTCGGCTCATCGTAGATCTTCAGGTTGGAAATGTGCCAGCCGTATAACCCACGCGCACCATTTGCGTATTTTCGCATTTCCGCAGCAGACAAACATGTGTGTAAAACATCATCCTCGTCCAGCCAAAATCTGCTGTTTGAAAAAAAGTTCGTTACCCTGTTGCAGGTAAATTCTCCTATAACCTTCCCGTTTCCAAGTGGGCAGGTCATCGATTTCATTGAACCAGTTTCCAGATAATCACGCATAAGCCGCTCCTGAGAAATCGGGATGTTCAGATCAGGTCTGCCTGCCGTGCAGTAGATATAGCACTTAAACGGCGTATTCATCTTCGGGCGCGTCTTGCGAACCTCTATGGTCTTTTCGCCTAACACGATCTTCTCGCACCATTTTGGACGGATGCTGATAAGTACCGCTTTACTCATCCGAGATCACCACCCTCATGTAATTTTCGTCGTGGAAAAAGCTATGTTTCTCTCTGTAATGCCGCCGGTCATCGTTCCGGAGCAACCAGCCTTTTCGACCAGCGCCGACATCTTGGCCAGCGCGTCCCGGCTGAACCGGGCCAGTTTCGCGGCCTTCTCCGCGTCGCGAGTCTTGACCTTCTGCATCAGGCCGCAGGCGCGGTTGAAGTTTTCCTGCACCGCCTGAAAGAAGCTCTGAAAGACGGCAATGTCCGCATCCGACTGGATCGCCCCTGCCTTCTGAAGCTTCTCGGCGTTTGCCTTTGCGGCTTCTAGCTCGGCCTGAAGCGTTTCGACGCGGCGCGTCAGGTCATCTGCACGGCCCGTGCTGTTTTTCAGATCAGCCATAGCCTTTGCAGCCTCGGCCTGAAGCTCCGCCTGCTTCTTCTCAGCCTCCCTGCGGCGCTTTTCCAGCGCAGCGACGTCGGCCTTGTGCTTTTTTTCAGCCTCGGCCAGCGCATCCGCAACAGCCTTTTCGATCTCTGCCGGGTCTGCCGCCTGCACGGCGACCTCGACCGGCCGGTTTTCGAGTTCCGTGATCTTTGCGGCCTGTGCGTCGGTGCGGTCCCTGAGCGCCGCCGTCTTTTCTTTTTCCGCATCGAGGGCGGAGGTGATGTCGGCCAGCTTCAGCGCCGCGCCCTCGCTGGCTGCGCGCTCGGCCTCCAGCTGCTTCCGCGCCTCGTCGCGCTCCCGGATGGCCTGTTCCAGCTCGCGGGCGGAAAGATTCTCCGCATCGACCGCCTCGGCAAACTCTTCGCGCTCTTCGGCGGGCACCGCGAGCAGCTGTAAAGCGTTCGACACGCTCAAATTTCCCAACGTTGGGAAATTTGAATTGTTGCCATATTCCTTGGCAATCTGCATAAATCTCGCAGCGGAAGATTTTGAAAACTCCGTTTCGTTTTTCAGGAAATCCAGCCAGCCGCCGTGCCCAACCATGGCCTTCGCCTCGGCAAGGCGCTTGCCGATCTCCACTCCGAACCAGACCGTCATGCACTTGGCCTGATGGGACAGATAGCGGATCTCGCTGCCGATGGTCTCTGCCGTCCGCGGCTCTGTTTCCGGCAGCGTCATATCTTTCGGTGCAGGTACGTCCTGCAAAATACGGCTCACATCAAACGGCACGGTCAACGCCTCCTCTCAGCATATCGTCCATTGTGACGGGTGGCTCCAAATACTCCTGCACAAAGCTTCGGTAATCATAGCCGGCGGCGCTGCGCGGGGAATAGATGGCGATGGGCTTGCGCTCGAAGGTCATCTCGTCGACCTTGTCAGTGCGGCGAATGACTGTCTGAAATACCGGCAGCAGGCCGCTGTCGCGGAGACTGCCCTCGGCCTCCAGCACGACGGGTACGTTGCGCCACATCGTGATGAGCGCCCCGGCAACGCGGATCTTGGGATTGATGCGCTGCATATTGTCGATCTGGCGGCTGACATTGGCCAGCCCTCGGATGGAAAAGGCGTCGAGCTTGATCGGGATGATGACCTCATCCGCAGCCAGGAGCGCCGCGGCGCTCGCTGCATTAAAGGCCGGCGGGCAGTCGAACAGGACGTAGTCGTACTCGTCATCCTCACCGATCGTGCAGCACAGATTCGCAAGGACACGGCCGTTGACGCGCTGACTCGTGATTTGGGACATATCCATGTCCATCAGCTCATCGGAGCCGGGGATCACATCGACGCCGGGATAATCCGTGCCAGTGACCAGCTCCGAGACGTACAGCTCGAAGTCGCCGCGCAGAATGTCGGCCAGCGTGACCGTTCCCATTCCGGGCCGCACACCGAAGAACTCCGTCGCGTTGCACTGGCTGTCGCAGTCAACCAGGAGCACACGCTGTTTGTGATCGGCGGCCAGGATGTGGGCCATGTTGACGGCAGTGACGGTCTTTCCGACGCCGCCTTTCAGATTCAGGATTGCGATTGCTTTCATGTGCTTTCTTCCTTTCGTTCAAACGGAAAATCATCCGGGAGCGGTTCACTTTTTGGAAGTTCCCGGAATTCTTGTATTTTTGTCTGCTGCTGCACTTCCTCGCGGCGCTGCTTGCGCTCGTTCAGCTTGTCGCTGAACGTCTGCATCTCACCGTCAAAGTGGAGCTTGAAAGAGCCGCCGGCTGCGCCGGTCTTGATCTTGCCGAAAGTGATGATGCGGTCGGCGTCCTTCGCCTTTTGATCCTCGCGGAACATCAGCAGGACAGCGTCCGCGTCCTGCTCAATCTGGCCAGTGCTGCGGAGGCTGGACATTGTCGGCGGCGGGATCATGCCGTCCTTGTTGCGCTGCGGCCTCGTCATTTGGCTGAGGGCCACGATCGTTACACCGCACTGGAGGCCGAAGAGCTTGAGCGCGCGGCTGTTCGCGCTGACTCGTTGGAAATCCTCCTGTTCCCATCGGCTTTTTCCGCTGGCCGGAATGAGCTGGACATAGTCGATGTAGATCACGTCGTAGTGGTGCGCCATCGTGTAGAGGCGGATGTCCGTGACCGTCATGCCGGCGGCCTCAATGATGTCGAGATTACGGCCCGTGAAATCTGTGGAAATGTAGGCCAGTTCGTCCCACTCGTTTTCGCCGAGTTTGTTGAGTTGGATGGTTGGCAGGCCGATCTGCGCGGCAGCGCAGACCATCGCGTCTGCCAGTTTCCCACAGTTTGTTTCATAGCTGAAGAACCCGACCTTTTTGGTTTTTGCCTGCTCTCGGGCCGTGTGCAGAGCCAGCGTGGTCTTGCCGTCCGAGGGATAGCCGCCGATGTAGATGAGGTCTCCCGGCTCCGTCCGGAGGTATTTGTTGAGCTTGGCAAACTTCCACGGCAGGAAGTCCGGTTTGACGGATGGATCGTGCCGCCGGTAGAAATCTTCCAGCGCCTGTGCCATATTCATGGCTCGGATGCCAGGCTTGTCGACCATGATGCGGTTGACCTGATCCAGCGCCGTGCGGATCTCGTCTTCGTCCTCCGCGTCGAGCATTGCGCCGGCTGCGTCCTTGAGCAGCTGCAAGCGGGCCTCGCTCCGCAGGATACGGCAATACTCGCGGACATTGGCGGCGGTCGGCGTGACCGTGATGATCTGGCCGATCAGGTCGGCGTAGGCTTTTCCGGCCCGGTCGAGCACCGTCACGGCATCGATCGGACGTCCCTCGCCAGCCAGCGCACGGATCGCATTGAAAATCGTCCGATACTGGCCGACCGTGAAATAGTCCTCCTTGATCGTCTCCATCACGACGGGGACGCAGCGCGAATCGATGATCATCGAGCCGAGAACGGAGGTCTGTGCGCTGATCAGCGCGTCTTGCTTGCTGGCCATCACACAAACTCCACGCCGCTGAGATCCACGCGCCCGGCATTGTCGGCTGGGGCTGCACGGTGGAGCTGCGCCAGCTCATCAGGTTTCAGCTGATATAGACTGAGCCATTGGTTTTCTACGGCACGCTCAAATAGCGCAAGCATATGCTGCGGATCTCCAGAGGACAGCTTGATCAACTTATTCCAGAGCATGGTTGCTGACCGTTCTGAGACAAGGGGCTTGTCAAGCTCCTTGCGCATCCCCAAAAAGTTAGACATTGCAGCCCGGACATCGGCCCCGTATGTATCGCACCGATCGAGGAGAGCCGACGCAACAGCGTCAGCCGATTGCGGCTTTTCTTTTTTCTTTTTCTTTTTATTCTCTTTTTTATATCCATCCTTATATATAGACGGGGAAGTTTGTCCCCCTACCAGGGGATTTTTGTCCCCGTACGTACCGGGACATTCGTCCCCGTACCCATTCTGCGAGGGCGTGATGGACGGCTCTGCCAGCACTGGCGAGATATAGCGGATCTTGCCGCCGACCTTGCGGTTTGGCTCGATGCGGACGCGGATGTGTCCGGCCTCGGCCAGCGCCGACACCCATCGTTTGACCACGTCCTCAGAGCAGTGCATCGCCTCGGCAAGCTGCGCATTGCTCGGCCAGCAATAACCCTCGCGCCGCATCAGCGACGACAGTACCCCATAGAGGATCTTCGCATTGGCCGGGATGGACATATCATCCAGCACCGTGGCCGGGATGACCGACCAGAAGGCGCGAAAATCTTTGCTCAAAATCGATTCACCCCCTTGCAAAACAAACATTCTGATGATATACTGAAGATGCTTTCAAGTGTCTCGTTCACGGGATACGCAGTCGCTCGGTTGTTCGCAGCAGCCGGGCGGCTCTTTTTTTCTGCCCTTTTCATTCCGAATCCTCCGCATAGCGCAGCGTGTAGGCCGCCGCGATGATGTCGTTCAGCTCGTTCACGATCTGGTCATAGGCCGGCCGCTCGGCGGTGTCGATCACGCCGTCCTCAGCGATGCGCAGCAGCTCCTTGTCGCGGTTCCGGTCGGCAAAGCCGATGATGCGGTTGACCAGCTGGATCACGGCCAGCGGAAGCGGCTGACGCTTCATATCCGGCAGTACATTCAGGCTGTCCGAGGTCTGCAAAAGGTGCTTGTACGCGAACCAGGTATCGCCGCAGGCATTGACCATCAGGCAGACATGATAGTTGTCCGGGATGCGGCGGTTGCCCTCCCAGGCCTTGACCGTCTCTACCGACACGCGCAGCACTTCGGCCCAATGTTCCTGCGTCAATTGTGCACGTTTCCGACATGCGGCACAGATATTGATGTATTCTTCCTGCATGGATTTCTCACTCCTTTGGTGGGATAATATCAGTGGTGGAGATCATGTGCCCTCCAAAAACCGGATGAACGGCAGGCGCGGGATCTTCACGCGGCTCCCGACACAGCAGACTGGGAAGCCGAGCAGCTCCGGCCGCTGGCGCGCCGCCAGTCTGATCCACTGCGGATCGCAGCCGAGGCAGGTCGCCGCAATGGCCGGGGTGATCGTCATGCAATTCATTTGCTTCAGGTCTTCCAATGACATATCGTTCGCTCCTTTCTCAAAATGCGCCGAGCTTTTTCAGCTCAATGATCCACCCAAGCAGCGCAAGCGCCAGCAAAACCAGCTTGATCGCCACGCCGACATGGTATTGACGTTCCTCTTTCTCTCGCTCGTTCATGTTCTTCTCCTTCTTGATGTTTTCCACCACTCGTGTTACCGTTAGGTGCAGGAGGTGAAAAACAATGACTTTTCCAGACTTTGCAGAATTTCAAGCGCATCTCAGGGCAACTGAACCAGACCTGAAAAAACTTGCATCAATTAAGCATCTGTATCAGATCGACCAAATGTCACCTGAGAACGTTTCGGCGTTTGCGTCCTCGATTGCGGAGGACACACTCCATGCCGCAAATGTTATGGCGCTGGGGTATCTGGCGGCCTATCATCAGTGGCTCGCGGATTATTTCGAGCAACAACCTGAATGATTTCGTCGAGGTCAACCGAACTGGCGGAGATGTTCACCCTGCAAGGCCCGCGCTGCGCGTTCAGCCGCTCCGTCAGTTCGGCGACCTGCCGCTCTAGGCTCATGACCTTGCGCCGCAATCTTGCGTCCGTCATCCGCCCGCCTCCTTTCCGCCGTTGTAAAGATCGTCGATGGTGCAGTTCAGCGCCTCGGCCAGCGCCGGGAGCTGCGAGGCGCGCGGATACACGCCGCCGGTCTCCCAATTCGCAATGGCCGCCTGTGTGACGCCCATGATTTCTGCGAGCTGCTTTTGCGACAGGCCCGCTTCGACACGCTTGGATTTGATACCGTTAATGTTAATCACCTTCTGTCTTGATTGGATATAAGGTTTCTTGATATTCTGGATTATATATCAAGTAACTTGATATGTCAATAGCGAAAATCAAATTTTATAAATTTTCTTTATTTTTTGTGGGAAAAATAAAAAAGGCTGATATAATATAAACGAGGTGAGGGCCATGAATCGTCTGAAGCAAGTCCGTTTAAGCAAGGGGCTGAATCAAAAAGAACTGGCGGAGGCGCTGAATTTATCACAGGCAGCAATCTCCGGATACGAGACAGGGAAGTACGATCCAGGAATGAAAATCTGGAAAATGATTGCCGACTTTTTTGGCGTATCCGTCGATTACTTGATCGATGACAGCGACGACAAAAAAGAAAACCTCACCGGAGTACCCGATGAGGTCTACAAAGTAGCAAAAGAATTTATGGAGCTTCCGCCGGATGCTCAGGCTGAGGCTCGCTCTTATCTCGCGTTTTTAAGGCAGCGATATACCCGGCAAAACGACTAAGTCCTTCCGGTGTGAGCGACATCAATTCTTGGAGCAGGTCGGTCATTCCTGAGCACTTCCTTTCTTTCTCAATCCCTCATAATTTGATGGTCGTATAAAAATTATATCGCAAGGTTTTGAACTTTGCACACAATAGTTTTCAACTGGAGGAGAAACGGATGAGCGCAAAAGATAATGGCAATGGGAAAAACGTGTATCTGTATGTAATACTAATCATTTTGGGCCTTTTCATGCTTGTGTGGCATGTGTATCTGCTCGGTATCGTCCTTCCGCTGATTGGCGTTGTGCGGACTGCAAAATACTGCAAAGCCGTGTCGGCTCGAAAACTGTATCAAATACCGTTGTTTTTGGTTGTGGCAGTGCTTGCCGCAGTTCCAATCGGTGGCAGTATAATTGGGGCAATACGATTAAACGCAAAAACGAATGAGCCAGATACAGCGATGACTACGCCGACCATACAGGGCGAATATCAGCAGCAGTCACAGAACGTGCAAAATGATATGCAGATTCCAGCAGATATACCAAAGCCGCGAATCCTTGAAGGTTATGGAGACGATGTGCTATCCATCGTTACCCCTGATTATCCGTTTGCATTTTACATTACAGGGAATAGTGATGCGAAACACTTTTCAGTGACTACATACAATTCAGCGGGGGAATATGGAGAGTTGCTGGTCAACACCACAGAAGCGTATAGCGGGTTTACAATAGACCCGAGCTACGATGTAGCGTCGATAGAGGTAAAAGCCAGCGGAGCATGGAAAATCGAACTGCGATCTATTTACGATACAGGCAGCATCAGTGCAGACACCAACTATTCCGGTTATGGAGACGCTGTTCTCTTGATCAAAAGTTACGGGACAACAGCACATATCTCCGGCAATGCTGGAGAGCATCACTTCGCGGTGTGGACGTATGGCGTTGGTGGCGATTTGCTGGTTAATACAACCGAGGTTTACAACGGAACTGTCTTGATTTCTGGGACACCAACACTTTTGGTAGTTAAGGCTGTTGGCGAATGGAGCATACAGTTGTGATGGGATCACCCCGTCGTCGATCATCCCATCGGCGGCGGGGCTTTTTGGCCGCTGCAAGCGTGTGGGAGCTGCTTGCAAGTACAGATTACACACCGGGAAGGTGATTTGTCGAGAACTGTAAGTTCCTTTTTGGTTCCCATAAAAGTGCTTTTTTTGAAAGGAAGTCGTTTTTTGAAACAAGATTTGTCTGAAATTTGTCGAAACAAGAAGGAAAGCCGCTATCCGAACATGACCTATCAAGATTTGGCTAACGCCTCCGGAAAGTCTCTGAAGAACATTGGTCAATTCATGCGTGGGGAAATATTAAATCCCGGAATCGACACCGTAGGCCCTGTCTGTCGCCTCCTGCATATCTCGCTCGACCGCTTTTTTGGCATCCATCCGGATGATGTTCCACCGGAATCTGATATCCCGCAGGAGCTTCACGACGCACAGCAGGAAATTAAGCACCTACGTCAAACGGTCGCGTTCTGCCAGCAATCCATGAAGTTAAAGCGAAAGATCATCGCCGCGCTGCTCGGCATTGTCTTTCTGGCCGGGATACTCCTGCTCGTCGATCTGCTCAGTCCAAAGATCGGCTGGGTGCGCGACCATCTGATGGCTGCAAGCTGTCTCCGCTATTGGGGGTGACGCTATGATCTGCCGCAAATGTAAACAAGACGTTCCGGACGGCCCGTTTTGTTCCCAGTGCGGCGCGAAGCAGGAGACCGCGGCCATGCGCGGCGGAATACGATCTCGCGGAAATGGACAGGGCACCGCCTACAAGCGCGGCGCCACATGGACAGCCAAGTGGAGCACAGGCTCCTATCTGGATGAGGACGGAAAACTGCGGCGGACCGTAAAGACGAAGGGCGGCTTCAAGACCAAACGGGCCGCCCTCGCTTATGCGTCAGACCCACCGAAGCCAACGCCGGCCGCACCCACGCTGCGGGAATACTGGGTGACTTACAAGGCCGGCAAATACAAAAAACTGTCCCGCGACAAACAGTCCGCCATGCGAAAAGCCTATGAACGCCTGTCCTCCCTGGCAGATATTGAGATGGACAACCTGACCATCCATCAGATCCAGGAAGTCGTTGACCGCGAGGCCAGCACATACTATACGCGGAAGGACATGAAGACGCTGCTCTCGCATTGTTTTAATCTGGCTCTGGCTGAGAAAGCTGTGACAGTCAACCTCTCAAAATACATCACCCTCCCGGAGCTAATCGAGACCCCGCCGGAGCCGTTTACAGACGACGAGGTCAAAAAACTATGGGAGGCGTATCTCATAAATCACTTTGTCGGCTATATCCTCACTATGATCTACACAGGCATGATGCCGGGGGAGCTGCGCGGGCTCAAAAAAGCATGCATCGACTTTGAACGCAACGAGATCGTTAAAAGCGGCATCAAAACAAAAAAGCGCAAAGAGACACCCATGGTATTTCCGGACTTTCTCGCGCCGGTCATCCGGCAGCTCTGCGAGGAGAATAAATCTCGCGTCGGGAATTTTTGTCCTATGATGGAGCAGACATTTTACACGCGCTATTATGAGGCCCTTGAGCAAGCGGGGGTGCGGCGGCTTGTCCCGTATTCCTGCCGCCACACGACGGCCACGGCGCTGGCACTGCAAAATATCGCACCGTCCGTGATTCAGGAGATCATGCGGCACAGCAAGTATACCACGACGCAGCGCTATATCCACCCGGATATGTCCAGCATGGCCGCTGCCGTGAATCAAATGCCCGGAGCGCCAAATGCAGGGAAAAATGATGTTGCACATAATGTTACACACGGGGCAAGTGTTGATGCCACAGAGCACGATTAGGCGCCACTTTTGCCCCATTTTGTACAGAGCCGCATTTCAAACTATAAAAGCAAAAAAGTACCCGGAAACAACGTTTTTACGCTGTTTCCGGGTACTTTGGCGCGGAAGGAGAGATTCGAACTCTCGCAGGCTTTTTACACCTCTACTCCCTTAGCAGGGGTGTAATTTATAATTGAAAATCAGTATATTTTTGTGTTTTGTTGCGCAATATGTTGCGCATAAACCAAAATATTATAATGCGAAACGTCATTTTTCTCTCAGCACAACCCCATGATAATACCCAGCCATTTTTTCTTCCGCCCCTCCGGCGTCCTTATCCATCAAGAACGCTTTGGCGAGGTCGGCGTAGAACTCCGGCCGGTCAAGGCCGTATTTCGCCGCCACGGAATAATAGTCCGAGTACATCATGTTCATTGCCGCCCACCAGACGCAGGACTTCACGCTGACACCTGTGATATTGGCCACGGCGTCCGTCTGACCCATCGTCCAGTGCGGGCCGGTCGTGCCGTCCTCGTTCTCCATGCGGGCCGTCCATGCTTTGGCGTCGTCCTCGGTAAAGCCCTCGGCCTCGTCGTGCCCGTCCATGCGGCGCAGCGCACAGATGGCGTCCGCGTACACCACGACTTCTTCCGCGCGTCCAAGCGTCACCGGACGCTCCATGATCTCATGCAGCTGCTCTTTCAGTTGCTCAATGTAATGTTCTTTTCCCATATCACGCCTCCTGAATGTATTTGTAAAGCCGGTCGACGTCGTTGACATCAAACCGCAGCTCCCCAATGACCGGAATGGTCAGTGGGATCTTCTTTCCGTCCACGCGCGTCCTCGCGGCGTTGTAGAGCCGGTCCAGGTCGATGTTGCCCTCTGCATCCATGATGCCCATCATCTGCACTGCCGGGTGATCCTTCAGCGCGAGGATGCGGCTCTTTCCGCCATCCATGATAAGTGCAAGCGCAATCCCGGCGCCAATGCCCTTGCCGGTTGGCAGGTGCGGGATGATCTCATTGTCGGCGAATTTTGCCGCGCCTCGCATAGCCTGATCGATCGTTACCATAAGGATACCTCCGTGTTAAGATCGGGGCGGCTATTGCCGCCCCTTTTTGCTTAAGTCGTCGTGGTGGTCGTGGTCGGAGCCGTCCAGCTGTTATAACGCTGCATCGGTTCCGGGCAGACGTTGTTGATGGGGATCACCGTCTTGGTCAGGCCCGACAGCGTAGCCAGCTCGTTCTGCATACAGGACAGGTTCGCCACGGTCTGCGCGTTGACGACACGCTGCTGGCACAGCTGCTCTTCGATGCTGCGAAGTCGCCCATCCGTGTACTTGTACATTTCGAGCATCTTCTGATCCGTGTACGTGTTCGCATCGCGGAGCTTGACTTCCGTTTCCAGCTCTGCGATTCGTGCCGCCTGAGACGCCTCATAGCGGCTGACAAGATGGTTGTCGCTGTTGCTTGCAGCCATCGCCGCTGCAGCCGGATTCGCGCCCCAGCCGCCGAACAGGTTGCTCAGACCGCCGCCAAACACGCCGAGGCCCGTGCCGATCGCGCCGAGCGTCACGCCGAGATTCCCCTTGCCGTTGCTTGCGTATTCCATAGAGTTTCCCTCCAAAAAAATGTAGTGAACTGGCCAGTTCCTACGTTCAGTATGATGGAAATGTCCGTCACGAAACAGCCAACGTCCGGGCCAGAAAAAGGCCAAAAAAAGCACAAAAAAGAGGCAGACACAGCGCATGCCGTGTCTGCCTGTTTACATGTGCGCGGAAAGTGCGTCCGTGCACCGCTTGATGATGTTTTTTGTACCGTTGAGAGAAAGCCCCGCGCGCTCTGCGATCTTCTCCTGCGTCCATCCGTCGCAGAGGTATCGCCGCATGATGTCGCGGTACGAATCCTTTAGAATCCATTCAGAGATCAAACGCTCCCACTCGCTGCGCGGCAAGTCTGGCCAGCCGCGCCGCATCGTTTAGCCTCCTTTGTGATTCAAAATCGGGACATTGCCCTTGTTGGACACATCCAGATCGAGCGCCTTTGCGATGTCGCGAATTTTAATATAATTCGTACCGTCCTTTAAGATCCGTTCGACCTCGATCTCCTTGCCGTCAACGATCATCTTTGCCTTTGTGACCACTTCGTCCACCTCCTCCAAGAGCTTCTTAAAGTCCGCCCACTTCGTTTCGTCAATCAGCGGCAGCGGACACAGCTTCATCGAAATGTCATAGTGCCGGATTGCGGCCTGCACGCCCGGCAGCTGCTTCAGCAGCATCTGATAGAGCCGCGCAGCGTTGCGCATCGTCGCCTCCGGGATGTAGTACTTGCCAGAAGCGTCCGTGTGGCTCACCATCTCGATAGATACCGTGTTGTAGTTGTTGTATACCTTGCCGTATTTGCCGCTCCTGCCGTCGCCCACGGCCCACGCAACCACATTCAGCGGCACACACTGGTAAACGGTATTTCCCTCGTCAACCACGAAATGTGCCGAAGCAGCGCGTCCTTCGGAGCCGTTTGCAAAATACCGGGCATTGCCAAGCGCCGTCGCGTGCAGACCGGTATTGGCCGTGTAGTGGAACACGATTGCCCGGATGGCCGAGAGCGGACGCCTGCCGCCCACTCTCGTTGCCCGGATGGTATCGTTAATTTTCAGTGCCATTGTCGTCACCCTTCGCATCCATCGCGTCCTGCGCCTTCTGCGACTGCGTGCCGAAATAGAACGTGATGACCATCAGGAAGATCGTCAAGAAGTCTTTCCCTGTGATATCACCCCGCAGCGCCAGCACTGTGAACACCACCGTCAGCAGCAGCGTCACCAGCGACTTCACGCTCAGCAGATTCGAAATCCGTTTCATGATCTTTTCCATGTTATGTACTCCCTTCGTCGTCCGATTTTTTTGCAAATACTCTCTTCGCAAGGAGCATCAGCAGCTCCCCGCCAAACGCGGCTCCGGCGTAGGTCAGGATGTCGGAAAGGTCTATGTCCCTGTCCATCACCAGTGCTGCGGTTTTGACCATCGCCGCCCAGAGCAGGACGCCGAATAGCACCCAGATGCAGAAATACACCAGCTGCCGTGCCATCTTGCCCTTCGTCAGGCGACTCTTTCTAATTTGCCTCATGCCGGCCGGCCTCGCACTGCTCTTCGAGCTTATGGAGCGCCTTTTTGACATCCCCATTGCCGCCGCGATTGACGTACTTCTTCCCGGCGATCAGCCGCTCCGACATGGGCATCTCGTCCGACATGATCGTGAGGCGCAGGATGCTTAAATACTGCTCATCCTGCAATCTCGTGATCTTGTCGATCTTCTCGTCGATGGCCTTCAGGTGGGCGCTCTGCGCGTCGCCCTTGCCTTTCTTCTTCTGGATCGCGCTGACGATTGCCTGAACGACGGTCGTCAGTGCAGACGAGCCGAGAATCGCGACAATTATCGTGGTTGCATCCATTTCTCTTTTCTCCTTTATACTTCGGTAAAATACAGCCCCACCAGCTCATGAGGCAGGAACTGAAGCGTCACCTTGCCGCCGGCCTGCTCCCCCGTCCGTTCGCAGCGGTAGAGCTTGCCGTCCTCCGGATCGGTGTAATACAGGCCGTAGGTGTACTCCATGCCCTTCGCGGCGGGAATGGGGTCCTCCTGTGTGCCCGCGTGGGTCTCGTCAATGACGGTAAACAGTGCCGGTACTTTGTCCGGCTCCCAGCCGGTCTGCGTCGTGTGGGCCTGTGTCACGCGATAGAGCCTGTCCGCATAGACCAGCCGGTCGTTGACCTCCACGGCCATTCCTGCCGCCCAGCGGTCATACAGCTCCATCGCCTTTAAGGCGTCCGCGTCCGTCAGACTGGCGCTCGCTTTTACGATATAGGGCCGCAGCGCCCGCGCCCTCTCTGTGTAGCTCATCATTCCGCCTCCCCAAATATGATTCCTAGTGCCGTCTCAGCGTCTTGCAAACGTTCTTCTGTAGTCATCTCCGGCGTTTCAATCGGCGTTTCCGTCTCCGTGTAGGTATATGGTGCGCCCTCAACATCAATGGCTTCTGTATATTCCACACCAGTCTCAGTCTGCCGAATCATCATTCCTGCATCAGAACAGGTACGGTATAGCTTTATCCCATCCTTACGTTGTGCATAAAATTCTCGCTGAATCATCTTTACACCCCCACGATATAGCTTGCATAGGTTGACCAGTTCGTAGCCGCTTTCCATGCGTCAACAAGTGATGATGGAACGCGGATTTGACAGTCAGCAGCAATACCAGAGAAAGCACTAGTATTTGATAGCGTCGGGACTGATGTGTGGTTGCTGAAATCATAGAAAGCAACGCCATAGCAAGAGCTGAACGCATCGCTGTCAATACTTTTTACTCCATTTGGAATTGTGACTGACGCAAGAGAAATGCAAGAGCTGAACGCCTCGCTGACAATACTTGTTACCCCATTTGGAATTGTGACTGATGCAAGGGAATAGCAAGAGCTGAACGCATCGCTGTCAATACTTTTTACTCCATTTGGAATTGTGACTGACGCAAGAGAAATGCAAGAGCTGAACGCCTCGCTGACAATACTTGTTACCCCATTTGGAATTGTGACTGATGCAAGGGAATAGCAAGAGCTGAACGCATCGCTGTCAATACTTTTTACTCCATTTGGAATTGTGACTGATGCAAGGGAATAGCAACGGCCGAACGTAGAATAACCAATACTTATTACACTATTTGGAATTATGACTGATGCAAGGGAATAGCAATAGCTGAACGCATAGCTGCCGCCAATATTTATTACACTATTTGGAATTGTGACTGATGCAAGGGAATAGCAATAGCCGAACGCATAGCCGCCGCCAATATTTATTACACTATTTGGAATTGTGACTGATGCAAGGGAATTGCAATTATATAACGCACAGTTTCCAATACTTGTTACGCCGCTTCCAATCTCAATTTTCTGAACACGATTTTGATAAGTCCTATTACGAGCGTCCGAGCCAGATGAATACCGAAGGATTGCACAATATTGATTGTAACTGGAACTGCCATAGAACCCCATCTCTCCATCAACTGTCAACTTGATCACATACTCGCCCGATGCAGCATAGGCGTGATTCGGTGTCCATTTTACAGTTGTTGTGCTTGTTCCTGTCAGTGTGTCCGGTGTGGTTCCGTCGCCCCAATCCACTGTAACAGTACCATTTGGACAAACGCCGAGCATTGGGGATGTGCGACCTTCTTCCAGACGGATATAGATTCTGGTTGCGCCGTCATCCGTAATATACATAGCGCCAACATTCATTTTGCGATTTGTGGTCTTGAGGTCAGCAAGTGACCAGTTCCAGCCCTGACAGATAAGCCCCTCATGCAATGGATAGTCAGGTAGCGCTGTCTTTGTTGCTAATTCTGCCAGCGTCCAAGACGTGACAATCGTGCCATCGTAGTCGTAAAATGTAATGTCACCTGGTGCGCCGGGTGTAGTGCCGGTCTGAATGGCCTGAATAGCTGTCACAAATCCGTCCGGGTAGACCAGTGGGTCAGATGTGCCGCCCTTCTCTCGGATAGCTGATGCAACCTTTGTCAGGTCGGTTGTGTTTGTCAGATATTCAGCCATCAGAAGCTACCTCCATTCGCGTTTGCAATCTCTACAGCCGCCCATGCACCGGACGCAACACGCAGGAATTTTCCATTGTCCGAAGCAGTGACCGCGGGCAGCTCCTTCGCGCTCCATGCGGCCTTGTTGTTCTGAACGTCAGACACCGCCTGATCGATCTCTGCGCCAGTGTGCGCACTGTTGTACTGGTCTGCCATAAAATCACTCCTTCATGCAGAGAAATTCTTTGCCGTCTGCCGTCAGCATGGTCTTAGTCGTGCCGGACGGCACAAAACCATAGTTGTCGTTCCAACTTCCATCCGCGCCCTGTGCGTAGAGGGAGATTCGATATTCTCCGTCACCGCTCAAGAGAAAATCGTCGTAGACCTCAAAGGTTCGCTCCGTCCCCGCCGGGGTCTGGGAAAAGGACGCAATGAGCGCTCCTTTGCCTCGCCCCCAGTCCTCGCCGGTTTTCGTCGCGCGGCATTCAAAGGCCGTGCAGGCGATGTCCGACGAGAACTTGACGGTGATGGAATCGTACCCGGAGACTGCCGAGATCTTATTCCCTGTGATGGTGAACGTCAGTCCCGGCGCGGCCATTATGCCACGCTCCAAGTCCCGGCGGCGTTCTTCACAAAGACCTTGATGATCTTCGTACCGTCGCCGGAGGAGGCCGTCGCAAGGTCAGTGCCCTTGATGGTGACATCAATCGCCGTGGCCTTCTTGTAGCCGCCAGCCGTGCCGCTGGTGTTGCTGGAACCGCCAGTGGTCGGGATCTGCGTACCGGCGTCGTGGAGACTGCTAGTGCTCGGCACAACACGCACCGTGTATTCCTCAAAGTCCACGTCGCAGGTGAAGGAGAACGCGCAGGTGTCGAAGCCGGAGACTTTGGAGATCCTGGTCTTGTCGGGGCCAGTGATCGTGACCACCGGAACCGCAGTGTTGACCGTGATAGAAGCTGTGACCGCAGCCGTTTCGTTGCCGACGTCATCCCGCACCTTGATATGCACGGTTTTCAGGCCATCGCCTTCCGTCAGGACGATAGACTTGCTGGCCGCGAAGGTCTCCCACGATGCGTCCGCTTCCGTTGCAGCCGCCTTGATGCCCCAGAGCTTCATCTGGTAGCCGGTTTTGGTTTCATCCGTCAGCGTGATCGTTGCGGTGACGGTGTTGCTGGTTGCATACGTCGCACCGCTGTTGAGCTTTAAGGCAAGCCCAGCCGGTGCCAGCGTATCAAGAATTAGATTGAAAAAACTTGCCATAGGTTATGCCCCTTTCTTTTCGTTCAGTTCGATGTATAAATATCCGCCCTGGCGGGTATAGATGGGTTCTTCGCCGATGCAGGCATTCTTGATGCCCATCTCACCGACAAACAACTCCTTGAGCTGTTCTTCTCCGACTGTGATCATTCCGTCACCCCCGAATCAGATACAGTGTCTTTACGTCCTTGACGTCCAGCGCGTCATATTCCGCCCGGTCGAGGACCACAATGGTGTTGATCTGCGCGGATGAGACGTTGCCGCCGCCACTGCCGCCGGGTGACACCCGCAAGGGCGGCAGGTTGAATTGGATATTCGGCTTCCCGCCGATATCAAAGCGGATCATCACAGCACCACCTTACTGATGGAATCGCTTACGCGGATGCCCTCAATGCTGGTACCGATGACAACCGGCTCCGCGCCGGAGAACTTCACACGGATCTGAACGGCCTGAGAAGCGGATTTGAACTGAAAGGTTTCCTCCTGCGTCAGAGGGAACAGGAAGTTTCCGTCCGCGTCCGTCGTGACCTCGCCGGGGTAGATTTTGCGCAGCTTGCCGACGATGAACTCGATCATCTCAATCTTGGATAGGTCGAGCGGCGCGCCGTCCTGCGTCCCAGTAAATACAATGGCGTACTGGTCGCCTTGCATGATTTTCAGGCTCATAGCTACCTCCTTACTTTGGCTTGCCGACCTTGCACAGCACCACATAGCTGCCGCTGACGCGGGCGATCAGGACGCGATTGCCCGCAGCGAAGGTGACGTCCGGATTGCAGCGGTAGTGCTTCGCAGTTGCCTCGGTCTGGCCGGGGAAGATCAGCGATACGCCGTCCGTGTACTTCGCGCCGATCGTCGCCAGCGAGAGCAGCGGCGATTCCTGCGGGCTCTCCAGCGTGGACGTAAACAGATCCATCATGCGATCACCGTCCTTTTCGCTGTGTGCTGCATCATCTGGCCGGCAGCCATGGTCAGCGACCAGCCGGTCTCCTCGTAGATCCCGGCCAGCTCCGGGTCGTCGATGGAGATGATGTCCCCGACGCCGTGCCCCGGCTCATTAAGTGTCTGAAATGTGATGGTTCGTGCCGCTAACATGGATTCATTCCGGGCGCGGTCTGCGGCGGCCTGAAGCTCATCTTGACTTGCAATGTTGTCCACACGCTGCACATCCACAATGCGCATTTTGCGTTTGAACGTGGACGTGCTGGACGTCGGGGACTCGTTGACAGCCGTGGCCACCATGTCGGCATCGAGATCCGGGTTGCTGCAGATTCGGACAAAGACGTTCGGCGCGTTGAAAATGTCCGTCTCGTCGTTGTGATCCGGCCCGATGGGCTGTGCGTGGACGACGTCATTATAGGAATAGGCATGATCGATGCGGTCGGCGCTTGGCTGTTCATACGGCTCCAAATGCGCGATGCCGCTGCCGTCGAACCACACATCGCTGTAATTGATCTCGGCCAGCAGCTGGTTGATGATGGGCAGATAGGTCGTACCGATCTCCCAATCCTCGCGGTCGGTCTGGAGCGTGGCTGTGGATGGAGCCGCGATGACCAGCCCGATCCCGGCCTCCGTGAGCATCTGGCGGATCTTTGTGATGTAGGACGTACCGGCGGCGATGTGCAGGATGTTCTCCGTGCGCTGGTTTTGCAGCCGCCAGCAGCGGTCGTATGCCTCGATCTGGACGACCGTGTTGTAGCGGTCGGTCGCGCGGCTCGGAGTGGCCGTCTGGAAGACGCCCAGCGGCGTCTCCACGCCGTTTAGCCGCATGACGGGCTGCAGCTCGTCTGACAGCAGATCGACCGTGTCGGGCACGTAGAACCGCCCGGAGAAGCTGCCTTTGATCTCGGCGTCCTTGTTGACCATGATATTGGGATTGTCGCCGCTGCGCCAATGGAGCCGGGCAAACTCGGCTCCGTTGCGCAGGACGTTGACGTGGTAGGAGACGTCACGAATCAATGTTGATCTCCTCCTTTCGGTCGATCTGTTCGATGGTAAAGCTGTAAGTGCTGAAGAAATCGTCAGAGTTTTCCGTGATGCTGGCCGGGTAGCCGATAATCATGTTGCCCTCCGGCGTCTTGCAGCAGGTCAGGTGTCCGAGCAGTGCCCTGAGAGACTGCCGCTCCGCGTCGTCCGCGCAGACGCAGGCGATCCGCAGCGCGCGGGACTTAAATTCGCTCCGCTCGGCGACCGGGTAGGTGTGCCCGGAGAGCTGGACATATTGGATGTCCTGGGACAGGCTCAGACCCGTGCTGCGGTGTGCCGAAGAATCATAGAGGAAGTGCAGCCACTCGCTGCGCTCCATGTCGTAGAGTCGGACTTTGTCGGTGCTGACCGTGACCTCCACGGCCTCGGACAGACTGTAATTATCGCTGTTGTCGTAGCAGCCGCGCACCTGATAGCGCACACCACCAATGCTGGCTGTATCGGTGTAGCTCGGTTCCGTGACCTTTGCGATGGCCACGCCGTCCCGGTAGACCAGATAGTAGTCAAAGCTGCCTGGCGTCCAGCTGAGCGCCGCCTCAATGCCGCCCTCGGCGGTCAGCGTGATCGCGCCGCCCGGTACGTTTGTGACCGGGAGCGCCGCCACGGCGACCAGAAGCCGTATTCGTTTTGCACACGGACGCGCACCGTGTAGCTGCCATCGTCCAGATAAAATGGGGCTTTCCACGTCTTCCCGGTTCCGAAGCGCGTGCCGGAGGCATAGACGCCGTCAATCTCGACTTGGTAGGCTTGCTGCTCATCCGACTGCCAGCGGATCTCCGGGCGCGGCTCTGTGGACACGATAGACACTGGCGGTGTTGCAGGGGCGGCCAGCACAATAAACTGTGTGGCAGCGCTCCATGCGCCCGCAGCACCCTTGGAATTGTACGTCCGCACGCGCCAGTATTTTGTGCCGGAGGTAAACGTCCCGGCAGGAGCCGTCCATGTGTTGGCTGCACCGGTGACGGTTGCCAGCGCCGTCCATGTGCTGCCGTCCGTGCTCTGCTGCAATTCGGCCTTCGTTTGGGCCGTGCCGGTCGAAATGACATGTTCCCATTTGAATACGTTGCTGGACGATCCGTCGAGGACTGCCCGGTCAGGAGCAACCGCAACGGCTGTGGAGTCCACGTCGGTCAGCGAGAGCGTCATCCAATCGGAGGTCGTGGTGACGCCGCTGTTCGCGGTCACGCTGAGCTGCCACTGGATGCTGTCACCGGAAAAAGTATTCGCTGGGATGGTGATGGAGGTAGCCGTGCCAGGCACGGCAATCTCCTTGACTGTGTCGGATGCAGATTTGCGCCAGCAAAATTTTGCGGATGCTCTTGTAATTGATTCGTAGCATACGCCAGTCGCGGCTTCAGCCCATGAGAATGTTGTGACATTTGCGGGGACAATAGACCCGGATGATGGGGCGAGGTTTGACAGCGACAGTCCAACGATTTCATCAGAATATTCCACGCTGATATATGGTTTGTTGCTGCCACGGGATGTTTGAAATGCGATTCGATACGGCGGCGAAACCTTAAGCCCATACACAAGGAGGCTTCGCAGGTGCTCCAAACCAATTCCGAGGACACTCCCAGTTGCATATTTGCCATCGCCGGTAACGTAGGCAGAGACACGGACGCTTCCGAGCGCGTCGGTCTTAGGCGCAGTGTTATACGTTACACTTTTTTCAGCAAAGGATTCTGCCAGAAAATCAGCGGATGCCGCACATGACTGTCCGTCCGTCCCATACGCAAGATTTGCGTAAATTGCCACGGATGCACGCGTGATAGCCTTGAATTTTTCCGATGCTGGAAAACCGGAGAAAGAAATGAGCAGGTTCCCGTCAGTTACACTGGCATCGCTGCTGTAATTTGTTGTGGGATTGGATATAGCTATTTTTGCAGATTGATTTGCGTACATGGTTACGGTTGCCATTTACATCCCTCCCATCCGAACCACTCTGCGGCGATCCTGCACGATGCGGAGGATGTCCTCAAACTCCCGCACCGTGTGGGCGTCGATTGTGATGTTGTAAGTATCGCCGCCGGTCTGGCGCGTTTCCTGCGCGGTCAGGATGCGCGTGCCCTGCGGCAGAATCGCGGTCTCCGCACCGTGCTCGCTCAGCAGCGTCCGCCCGCCGGGGAACCAGTCTGTGCCGCTGGCGTTTCGAGCGTACCCCATTGCATTTTTCCACGCCTCAAATGAACCGACCACACCTCCGGAGGCCAGCTCTGCCTCCCACTGTTCGCGCAGGTATGCATCGCGGTTGCCGTAATACTTGCCGTTGGCATAGTACGCGCCGTATCCGGTGGCGTTTGTGGCGGCGTTGGTGTCAGCACCTTCCCACTGTGCCCAAAGGCGTTGTTGGTTGCTAGGCTGATTCTTGTTCATGCCAAGTCCTGTTCCGATTTGTGTAAACCCGCTAGCCCATTTATTAAAATGCCAGAGAGGGGTTGTGGCCAAAGTGACAAGGCCGGAAATCACTTGAAGTGTGTCAGCAATCAGCGCGATGACCTCCGACAGAGGCCGCAACGCCTTCGTGAGATTCGGAACAGCTCCATTGGCCAAGTCATCTGTCGGTGCGATGATGTTTCCAACCGTCTCAAGCAGCATGCCGAAAGCATCCACCAAGCCAGATTCCTTCATTGCCTGCCCACCGTCCTTGATGAGCTTCGTGATCTTTTCATAAAATTCCGTGAGGTACGGGGCGAACTCCGCAGCCATCTGGTTCTTGACAGATTCCTGTGTTTTTTGCAGCCGCTGGAATCCGTCGTCAACAGCGCCGAGTGCTTCTAACGCTTCGTTATCGAGAACATAGCCAACGTCATGCGCTTCCTTCGCATAATCTTTCAGGGTGTCGCTGCCCTGGATGATCAGCGGGTTAAGATCCTGCGCAGACCGCCCAAAGATGTCCATGGAGAGCGCGTCACGTTCCGTCGCGTTTTGCACCTCGCCGAGCGCATCGATCGCATCGTAAAATACATCGTTTGCGCTGCGCATACTGCCGTCGGCGTTTGTCAGAGAAATACCGAGCTGCTCAAAGGCGGATTTTGCATCTCCGGTTCCGTTGATGGCATTTTGCATGTTGTTGGTCAGCTTGGTCAGCGAGCCTTGCAGCGTGTCCATGGAGACGTCGATCAGTTCTGTCGCGTAGGAAAACTCTTGCAGTTGCTCCGCGGATTGCCCGGTTGTCTGCGACATCGTGAGGATGTTGTCGACGTAGGCTGCGGACTCCTTCGTCATGGAGATCAGAGCCTTTTCGGTCTTGACCACCGCAGCGACCACAAGGCCAAGGCCGGTCACAGCCAAAGCTGCGCCTGCATGGATGCCGTTGAGAGACTGCACGGCCTTCTGTGCGCCCTCCGGAAGCTGGACACCGAACTTCCCGGCCACATCCGTCAGCGCGTCGCCAAGGCCGCGCATGACCTCGCCGTTGCCGGAGAACTCCTCCTTGAGATTGGAAAACAGACCCTTGATGCCGCCGCCCTGTTCCTTGGTGTCGGACAGCGCCTTTTTCAGCTTTCCGAAGGCGGTCGTCGTGCCGTCTGCCTCTCTCTGTGCTTTTTGGAGCGCGTCCTCGTTATCCTTCAATGCACGCTCCATTTTGACCAATTCGGCCTGTGCATTGTTGAGCTGCGTTTTCCAGCGATGGGTGCGCTCGTCGGCTTCGCCGTAGGCGGAAGCCGAGGATTGGAGTGCCTTTTCGATCTGCTCGATCTTTTCCTTCTGCGTCAGGATCGTGCGGTCGAGGATGTCGTTTTTCTTGGTCAGTGCTTCGACGCTGTCCGCGTTATCCCGAAACTGCTCGGACGCGAGATTCAGCTCGGATTTCAGAACGTTCAGTCCGCTCTTGATCTCGGCCAGCGCGGCCTTGTATTCCCGCTCGCCATCCAGTTTGATTTTTGTGTTGACACTCGGGGCAGCCATCAACCGCCACCTCCCATCAGATATGCCGATAACGACAAGCGGGGGGGCTTCTCCGGCTCCGCAGGAGCCTCAGAAACGATACGCCGGCCCGGTGCGCCCATGAGCTTGAAAAACTCACGGTAAAGCGCTACGCACCGCGCCGGCGTCATTGTCCGCCAGAAAACGGCCTCGTCGTTATGCAGGACATTGATCCAGATATTCAGGTACCAAGCGAAGTTCAGGCCGTCGCTGCCGCTTCCTTGGTCTCCACGTTTTTTGTTTCTTCTTCAGCCTGCTCCGCCTCGTCATCGTCCGGAGCCATGACCGCTGCGAACAGCAGGCCAAACACATCGCCCTGGATGCGGCGGAACTCCTTCCAGCTCACCGCACGGCCGATCTCGCGATCCGTGACGGAGAGATCCAGCCCGGCAGCGTTCGCGGCCTCGTTGACCAGCGCCGCGAGCAGCCGCGTGAAATTCCGGAAGGAGCGCTTTTCATCGAGCATTTCCTCCAGTTCGCCGGCCGCCTGAAGATCTGCCAGCACGTTGAAATTGCAGCAGAGCTGGAGCGTGTGGCCGCCATACTCAAACGGCAGCGTTTTCAAACGGAGATCCATGGTTTATCCTCCCTCCGTGACGACGGTCGGTTCCGTCGTGAAGCAGGCGTCGAGCCATGCAATGGCCTCGGCCTCGGTGTCAAACGAGTCCCACTCCATCAAGTGGCCTGCGTCATCGACCAGCGCTTCGCCGGAGGTCGTCGGCGTCTGGAAGTTGATCTGCTCGCCCATGGTCTGGAGCGTCTTGCTGGGCGGGCCGAACAGCGTCTTGTGGACGAAGATGGCCGTGAACTTCTCCACGCCGTCGATCATATCCGGCGCATAGAATCCGCTGCCGACGTACTGACCGGTCGAGGTCTTGCCGTAGGCCATGCTCTTCACGGTTTTGGGCGAGCCGGAACCGACCGAACGGCTCAGCTCATACGCTTTGAAAAGCAGCTTCTGCGTCTCGTCCGGGATGTACTTCACGCCCTGGCTGACTGTCAGGCCCGTGACCTTCTTCATGTACTCGGCCAGCGCTGACTCGGCATAGAGACGTCCCTCCGCGAACTTGAGTTCGAGGTTCGCCGTCATTGCGTCGCCCATGGACATCGGCGTGTCATAACTGATTTTCTTCTGCGTTTTGTCGTAATTGTATTTCGCGACCTTCATGCCGCGAAGATCAAATTCAGGCATGTCATTCTCCTTTCAGAATGTCGGCAGCGACGTCGGACATTTTGTCGTTGGCCTGCTGCCAGGTGTTGTGTACCGCGGTCGACCAGTAATAGTCTGCCGGGATCTTGCCGCCGGTTCGCCGGCCGTAGTTCAGCACGAAACCCTTTGTGCCGTACCGCTGCCCACGTTTGTCCTTCCCGTGGATCGTGACGAACATATACGGGACGCCGTTTTTGTCCTTCCGGACGACGCGGGCTTTTGTGATATGCCGCAGCGTCTCGCCGGTGCGCCGCTGTCGGCCGGGGCTGTGATGTCCGGACTCCACAAAGGCAGATTTTACAGAGGTCAGCATGACCTCGGAGCCGGCTGTCAGCATCCGCTTCACGTTCTCGTCGGTAAACAGATCGGCCTTATTCAGCTGCCGGATAGCCTCTTCAATGCCGTCGGTCTCCATCTGCGCCATCAGATCACCTCACAGGGAATGTCCGTGTAGTAGGTAGCTGTCTCGACGTCGTAGGAGTGCTCCGGCATCTGCATCGCGATATGCGCATCCGCCAAAGCCTTTGAGACTTCGGCGGGGAGCGTATCATCTTCGGTTTGCGTGGCCACGGTCACAACGGCCTGATAGATCGTGGCGAAGGGGCGGCCGTTGGCGTAGGCGTAGCGCTCGCCGGTCGGCGTCCAGACCAGATAGCGGAGCAGCTGCTCGCCGTCGTTTGTCGTCTCCGGGGCCTGTACCTTGTAGACCGCGTCCGGCAGGACGGTCTTGAGCGCGTTCTCAATTTTGGAATAGCTCATATTTCCCCTCCGGTTCCGCAAGGCTTAACGTGTTGATGTCGAGGCCGTCGGCGTCCTGTTCGCGCTGCGCCTGGTCAATGCGATAGACGTGGCCGTCCTCCAGTGTGCAGTATTGGTCAGCCTCGATCGGCGCGTCGAATACGCTGCGCGGCATGGACACCATGCGCACGAGCTTCTGCCCGGCCTGCTTCCCGGCGTAAAACCGGGAGGCGTACACCGTGCGCTCGCAGTAAAAGTGCTGGCTGACGGCCTTGAGTTTGCGCACGGCAGGAGACCGGCCAGGGAGCAGCGTATAGATTGTCAAAATCTTGTCGTAGATCATCCGCTGTCCCTCATTTTCTCGTGGCACAGCCGATCCTTGATCATGATGTCAAGGTTCCGTGGGAGTGCCGCCCGCTCAGTGTTGCCGCGGGCACGATACATCCACGCGGCTACGGAGCCGACCAGCATGTCATCCTCATCGCTGTCGTCCGCCAGCGTGATACCGCGCCGGCGGACAAAGGATTCGGCTGTGGTCAGCAGACCGCGCATATAAAGCTCCTGTTGATCAGCGCACGACAAAATGCCAAGATCAACCTTCATGTAAGTCAGACGCAGGTCTGCTGACATTCCACATCCCCCTCTCTTACGCCTTGGCGGTCACGCTGCCGGAGCCAACGGCCACGGCCTTGCCGTCCGCGTTGACCTCAACGACGGTGATGGTCGCGCCGGTCGTGGCGCTCTTGATGGTCTTATTTGCGGGCAGATCCGTCCAGCTCTTATCGATGGTCTCGCCGTTCGCCACAGGCACGGCCTGACCGCCGACCTGATACTTCAGCGTGCCGGAGCCGTTGCCGGCCACCGTTACGGTGCTGTCGCCGGACGCGCCGCTACCGGCCGCCGTCGTCACGATCAGAGTGCCGAGCGGATCGTTTGCGAGATTCGGCGCGAAGGAGATCGAGGTCGTGGGCGCGGTGTTGTGGAAGTTCACAAGCACGAACGCCTCGCCGCGTGCGGGCTTGCCGTCATAGCGGCCAATGGAGCGGTATACCGTCATATTGCGGAGGAAGAACGGGATATCAGACGACGCAATGGATGCGCCTTCGCGCTCCGACATGCGCATGAGACTGCCGAAGCCTCCGGCGATGTCGTTGTCGGCCATGAAGTCCAGTTCGATAATGTCGCCTCCGACGATCGGGAAGGTGTTATTGATGCCGGCAGTGATCGCAGCAGCAGAGTCAAATGCAAGGGCTTTTGCCATCAGCCGGATATGGGTCTTCCGGTTCATGACCCAGAACACACGGCCGTCCGAATACTTCGGGTCAGCAATGCCGAGCGCCTCAATCAGCGTGCCGAAGAACGCCGCGCCGGAAGTGGAGTCAATATCCAGTTTGAGGATATGGCTCGAATGCAGATCCTTAAAATCACCCTGGTCGTTATTCCACCACTCAGGCTGCGCAGAAGCAGCAAGACGGGTGATAAAACCGACCGGCATTTTTTTGCCCGTGCCGTAAACGATCGCTTTGTCCAGCCCGCGTGCGTTTGCTTCGCCCATGGCGTTGAGAATGCTGGTCAGGAGCTGGAGATCCGAGTCATCCTCAAGCACCGCGTTGGAGATGGCAATGTAGCCGGCGAGCATGTAGCCGTCCATTTCCAGCTGAGTAAAATCCATAACAATTTCGTTGATGTTTGCAAGCATCTCAGACCAGACGGCCTCGCAGCCAGTTCCGGCGACATTCTGGCGAGCTTTCCCGCGGATGGCCTCACTGTGGACATACGGCCACAGTTTGGAGTTCTGGTAGGTCAGATCGCGCAGGATCTGCATGAACTCGGTCGGGATGCCAAGCTCAGCGCCAGTCACGCTGTTCTGCTGCGCACGGAGCTGGCGGACCCGCTGAAGGAACTCCTTCGTGCTGTCGCGGGTCAGCAGCGCGTCGCGCTCCTGATAGGTGAGGCCGAACCAACGGCGCTCCGGGTTGTTGATAGGCATGGAATGATTACTCCTTTCGGTGTTGGTGGTTCCGGTCGGCTCTGCCGCCGGGGGATCAGATGCGGGCGGCGTCTGCGCTTCTTCCAGACTGCGGATTTCTTCGTTGATCTCGTTGATCCGTTCCTGCACACGGGTGATGTCCGCGGCGTTCGCGCTGCGCTCCTGCTCAAAAGCATTCACAGCGGCCTCAACGACGCTGCGCTCCTCATCGGTCTGCGCCTCGGCGATGTCATGCTCCAGCTCCGCTTCGCGGGCCGCGAAGCCATCGCGCGCGGTTTCGAGCGTCTGAAGCTCAGTCTGCAGCGGTGCAAGACGGCTCCGCAGCAGCAAAACTTTTAATGCCATTTACTGTGTACCTCCCAGTTTTTTTTTCATGTCGCTGCGCCAGGCCTCGGCGCGGCGTTTTTCAATTTCGGCCAGATCCTGCTTGCGGGCGCTGACGGACGTTTCCGTGTAGGCCGGAAACGTACAGACAGACACTTCGTAGAGAGGATCGACCTCTTCGATTTCCCAGCGGCATTTCCCGTCGCCGAGATCCACAAAGGTTTCGCGTTTGATGTCAAATCCAAACGAGCACTGGTCAACGTCACCCCGCTGGACGCGGGCGTAGAGGTTCATGGCGTCAACGTCGTCCCGATTGATTCTGATGCTGCCCCAGAGGCCCCGCTCATCCTGCCGCAGCGTCAGCGTGCCGGCCTTCGTCCGGCCGAGCACAAGACTGGAATCGTGGTTGATGAGCGCCCGGACATCTCCGGAGACGGAATTGGTAAAAGCGCCCGGCTTTACGATCTCGCTCGCGCCTTCCCAAAGCGGGTATTCGCTGTTGAAGACGGAGAAATAACCTTCGATGAACAAGTCATCGTTGGCCGAGCGCGTCTGGAACTGCTGGGCTACGCAGCGCACCTGCCGCTGCTGGCGTTCATTCGGCATTGCCGTCGCCTCCTTCTAGTTTTTTCTGATTGCCGATCATACCGCGGGGGATATAGTTTTCGAGAATGACCAGCTCGTTCAGGCCCTTGCGCGGGCTGAGGCCGAGCCAATCACGGGCCTCGTTGCCGTCCATCAGGCCGCGGATGTACTGATCGTCGGCCACGCTGGCCAGCTCCTGCAGCGTGTAGCTGTAAAGCCGGCGTGTGGACATCTGGAAATACATCTCCTCGGAGATCAGCAGTTTTCGCGTCAGCTCCTGGCAGATGATGTTGGAGATCGTGACTGCTGTGGTGCGGATCATGTGGTTGTGCTCCGCATCGGAATAACTGCCGACGCCGACCATGTACGGCGTCACACCGACCAGCGAAGCAACCTCGCGTTTGTCCAGTTCCACGCTGTCCTTGATGGCGAGATCCGTCAAGCTCAGGGGCTTGACCTGCTGCACCTCCATCAGCTCTGCCGGGATCACCCACGGCTCGCCCGCGGAGCTGCCGGACATATACTGATCGACCAGCCGCTTGCGTCCCGCCTCATCGGCAAATTCATCGGCCAGCGCATCCACCTTGACGATCACGCTCGGCTTCCACTTGTCGGACATAAAGCCCTTTTTCGTGGCGGCCGCCTGCCGGAGATTCGCGGTCACATCCCGGAGACTGATCCGCAGGCCGATTCCCTGCCAGGGCTGTGCCGGGTCGGGCCAGCGTTTGAAATGGAGTACGCTGTCGGCCGCATATCGCCGTCCCTGCCACATGACATAGTAGGTCAGGCCGTTATCGTCGCTCAGCGCATACGCGCCTGGCATCGGCTCCAGCTCGCTCAGGAGGCCACGCTCCGTGTGCGGCAGGAGGAAGGCACTTCCGGTCGAGGTCGTCAGCATCGTCCAGACGATCCAGGAGATCAGATCCTTGCGCGTCCCGTGCCGCCACGGGGAAATGTCCATGAAGCGCGCCAGCTGATTGCGAACGCGGACGTCGCCGTCATCGGTGTTCCGCATGAGCTGGATCGTAGCGTTCGAGATGATATCAGCGAGGCCGCCGATGGCGGCGAGCACATCCGGGCTGTCGATCAGGCGCGTGTAGCCTGGAACGGCCAACGTATCAGCGTCGATCGCGCCGATCATCCATTTTTGCAGCGCTGGGTCCATGCCTCTGCGCTGCGGTTTCACTCTCAATCTGCATCACCGTCCTTGTCTTTCTTGTCATACCAGCCTGCCGCCTTATTGCTGGCGGTCAGATCTTCGAGATAAGCGCAAACCGCGAACACCGAGGCATCAAAAAGGTCGATGCGGAGGTTTGGCTCGATTTTTTGATACATGACCATGTCGTCAGCCTTCTCAATTCCGGCGACATTCTGCACGCAGTACTCATAGGGTTCAGCGTGCATGTAGTAGAGCGTTCCTTTCTTGGCGCTGGCCTCCAGGTAGCGGAAACCCTCGGATTTCCGTGTGAACAGCTGCGGCTGATCCTTGATGGGAAAGCGTTCCTTCTGCATTTCGACGAAGTATTCGCGGCAGAATTTTCGGTCGTGTCCGATGCGGCGGATCTTAAACCCATCGGCGCGCAGTTTTTTGTACCATTGCACCACATCGTGGTGATTTGTGACCTTGTCGTTTGTCATGTCCAGCCAGCCGTCCTCCTGCCAGCCGAACAGCGGGATTTGATCCTGCTGCGCCTTGACGATGGCGGCCGGCCGCGGGAACCATGCGTGCGGAATAATAATGTCTACGCCTTTGTAGTGGCCGAAGAGGCAGCCGGCCGTCAGGTCATGCAGCTTCGAAAGGTCTGTGCCGCCGTACCAGCGGATGGGCAGCTTCGCAAGCTGCCGATAGCTCCAACTGTATCGTTCGTCGCTCTTGCGGAACTCTTGAATGTCAAACCATGCCTTGATCGCGTTCGTTGTGACGTTCAGTGACTTATTGAGGAACTCCGGCCGGAGCGCCGGGTTTTCAGCGGCCATAGCCGCGTCGTTGATCATGTCCTGCGGACGGATGGAGTAGCCCCAGCCAGGCGAGGCTGCTTTCAGCACAGCTGGATCATGCAGGTCAACGTCGCCGTTTTCCATCGTCGGCGCGGAGCAGAGGAAGCAGAAGATGCTGTCCGCTGCGTTACCTGTAACGGTCCCACGCAGGATCTTCCGGCAATAGTCCAAGTGGCCGAGCAAAAAGCCGCGGGCATTGGGGCCGTTGGATGAGATGATGATGACCAATTTGTTGGTGTACGCCTTGGTTGCGTCCTTCAGAATCTGATATTGCTGCGGGCTTTTGTAGGTGTGGGCCTCGTCAGCGATGACGATGTTACAGTTAAAGGAGTCCTGTTTGTCAGGGTTCGCGGCAAGGGCGTTGATCGAGATCATGCCGTCACCAATGTCACCGGAAATGGACCGCTCCATGTTGTTGTCGATGATACGCAGCCCCTGGTTTGGATCGTCCCGGACTGTTACGCCGAGGCGGTTGAAGTTGTATTTGAGGAAGTCAAAACCTTCGAGCGCCTGCTTCAGCGCACCGCCGACATCATAGACCTTAGAGCCGGAGGCACGTTCGTACATAGCCAGGGCTCCGGCTAGCGAGGCCGCGAAGGTCGTCTTGACGTTTTTTCGTGGGATGAAGTCCACAGCCTCTTTAAATCGCCGGATCTTTGTATCCGGCAGATAAAAGCCCATTAGGTTGTAGACAATAAACTTGTGATACGGGAGCAGAAGAAATGGTGTGCCGCGCAGCGGCGTCGCATCGAGGAATTCACCCTGCTGGTGGCAGAACATCGTCTCGATGATTGCGATGATGTCGTTGGCCGGCTCCGCGCGGAAATCCCACTTGCCGGAGTCGAGATCCGCGACATACCGTTTGCAGGATAGGACAACGTCTTCGCACAGCCCGGACTCTCCGGAGAGCACCGACTCGACAAAGGCGTCGACGTCGCGCTGATACTGCGCGCCCTGATCTACGGCGTGGTCGTGCGCTGCCGCGAGCAGCTGCTCAATCTTGCTGTTCCCGGTCGCGGTCGGCTGGAGCTTCGACCTGGCCTTGTTCAGGCCGGTCGGCGTCAAGCCGAGCTGATTGCGGAGCGACTGCACCGTCGCGCGCAGATCCTCGACCGCCGTCCAGTATGGGCTTTTGGCCGTGTACTCCGCGCCGGTCTTGTTCACCATGGTGCAGATCCGCTGCCCGCCCTGTTTCTTCCACTCCTTCTCTGCGCGGGAGAGTTCGCGTTCCGTCTTGGCCAGATGCTTGATCGTCGGCTCGAATATCTCGTTGTAGGTTCCGACCAGCTCCATGTCCTTCCGGATCATGTCCTCTCTGGCCAAGTGCTCACCTCCCGCATGCCGGAGACTCTGCCAGGCCCGGCGGCTCCGGGCCCAGTTAGGAGGATCTGAGAAGGCAATGGCGGCGTTCCCAATGTCGCTGCTGCCTGGCACAGCCTCCGGCGTTTCGCGCAGGCGCGTCGTTTGCGCCCGCACTGCATGATTCAATTCTCGCGCGCACCCGCGCGCCTCGGTCATCCTCGTTTACCCCCTCCGCCCGTTTTCCCGCCGTCGGAAAAGGGAGATCGCAAGAGCGTCGTGTAGGGAAAGAGTGTAGA